GATTAGTATCTCTGGAGACATCAAGAGAATTATTTCAAAATGATTTGTTAAAGAAATCAGAACAAGTACCCGTGGATCAGGAACAAATATTTTTAATTGAGGATTTGTACAAGTCTGTTGAGAAAATGGAACAGACTCAAGAAATGAACATGACTAATAAAGTTAATATAGAATTTTTAAGAGAACAGTTAGATAAGGCATTAGCTGATATTGAAGAATTAAAAGACAAAGTTAGAGCAAACGGGGGTCATTAATGGAGTTGATTATAGCTTTACTTATGATTGTCAACGGTGAGATTAAAGAACACAGAATACAAGAATCTATGTCTGACTGCTTGAAGGGCAAGAGGGTTGCAACGAGAACGAATAAAAATAATAATATTCAGTATCAGTGTATAAAGTCGATGGCCGAGCTTGAGTCGAACATCGATGGTAGTAAATCAATTAAAAAATTAATATTGGAGTAATTATGGAATTGACAAGAAATTTTTCTCTTCAAGAGCTAATTAAATCAGATACAGCAATTAGGTTGGATATAAATAACAACCCTAATTCTGGTCAAATAGAAAAACTAAAAGCATTGTGTGAAAATATACTGCAACCGGTACGTGATCACTTCGGAAGAGTAAAAGTTACTAGCGGATTCCGTTCAGAACAGTTGTGCCTAAAAATTGGCAGCTCAGTCAACAGCCAACATGCAAAAGCTGAGGCGGCAGACTTCGAATGTATAGGAACCGACAATGCTGAATTAGCTGATTGGATTAATAAGAACCTTCCGTATGACCAGCTCATTCTTGAGTTCTACACTCCCGGTGAACCTAACAGCGGATGGATTCATTGTAGCTATACACCTGACCAACCAAGAAAACAGTTCTTGCATGCGTACAAATCAGAGGGTAAAACAAAGTATAAACCAATAATAGGAAAGGCAGTAGATTTAGTATAATGGCTATAACAAGATCACAAATGACACAACAGGTTGATGGCAAGTTAAGAGGTGCCAAAGATGAAAAGAAAAAAGAAAAAAAGAAATTTCAAGCTAAAAAATCCAATAAAAAGAATCCTCTCGCTAGGACATTTACTGTTTAGGCCAAGAGTGGTACAATCTAAGAAGTTGTACAACAGAAAGAGGCTTAAACAGCATGACAAAACTATGTGCTAGAGGCAAAGCGGCCGCAAAAAGAAAATTTAAAGTTTACCCGTCTGCATATGCGAATGCATACGCTAGTAAAATATGTGCGGGAAAAATAAAAGATCCATCAGGTACAAAAAGAAAAGATTGGGGACCTAAAAAAGCTTATCAAGGTAAATTTATAAAACATGAATCAGGTGATATTAATTTATCTAACAATGAATTGAAAAACTATTACGGTGACTTGTTAAAATGAGCGAACGTGGCTCTTGCTGGCAAGGATATGTCCAAAAGGGCATGAAGAAAAAAGGTGACCGAATGGTTCCTAATTGTGTTCCTAAAGGCATGAAGTCAGGTGGACTTAATAAATGGTTTAATGAAAAATGGGTAGATATTGGTTCAAAGAAACCAGGAGGAGGATACAAAGAATGTGGAAGAAAATCTGCAAGTGGATCAAAAAGAAAGTACCCCAAATGCGTGCCTGCTGCAAAAGCAGCCCGAATGACAGAATCAGAAAAACGTTCTGCTGTTGCGAGAAAAAGAAGTAAATCTCAAGGAGTAGGTGGTAAGCCTACAAATGTAAAGACTTTTGCATCCAAAGGTGCATTTACTAAATTATATTATGGTGGTATGATAGATTACTAAGGAGATATTATGGACGAAGCAAAAGATTATAAAGCTTATTTAAAGGCATTAAAAAAAGCAACGGATTCTGCCAAAGATGATAAAGTGAATAAATCTTTTCTAAAAAGAAGAAAAATTTTATCTGGTGGAAATATTAAAACAATAAACCTTTCTTGCGGTGGTATGGGTATCGCTGTTAAGGGAGGAAAATTTGAAGGAGTAAAGTAATGGAAAAATCAAAACAAGCTTATAAACTAGCTCAAAAAGAAAAAGGTGAGGATAGGGTAACAACCAAAGATATTAAAATGGCAAGAAAAGTAATTGATGCTGACAGTGTCAAGAAAAAAATGTCAGGCGGTATGGCGATCGGTGGCGGAAAGAAAAACTACAAAGCAACCGGTACGCTTAATGCTAAAACAGGAAAATTAGTAGGTGGTCAAAAAAATCTACCAAAACATTTACAAAAAGCAATCTTAGCGTAAGGATGAAATGGCTACATCAGAAACTACAAGTTTTAACATTACTATTGATGAAGTTATTGAAGAAGCTTACGAAAGATGTGGCGTAAGAACTAATTCTGGTAACGATATTCGATCAGCTAGAAGAAGTTTAAATCTTTTATTTTCTGAATGGGGTAACAGAGGTATTAACCTTTGGAAAGTCAAATCAAAAACTGAAACATTAGTTAATGGAACAGTAACCTACAATACACCAAGTGATTGTAACGATGTTCTTGAAGCTGTTGTTACTACAACAGGTGGTAACCAACAAACTTTAACTAAGGTTTCTAGATCAGAATATATTGCAATACCGAATAAGACTGAAACAGGAACTCCTTCTCAGTATTATGTAAATAGACAAATTACACCAACTATAAGTTTATATCTGGCTCCTGATACGAGCGCCGTGACGAATATATTCTATTACTATCTTGCAAGAATTGAAGATGTAGGTGCATATACCAATACTTCAGATATGCCATTTAGATTCTTTCCATGTATGGTATCTGGATTAGCTTTCTACTTATCACAAAAGATTGCACCTGATAGAATACAAGCACTCAAATTATTATACGAGGATGAATTAAAAAGAGCATTAGAAGAAGATGGACAAAGGACATCGGTTTACATTAACCCTAACGTTTACTACCCACAAGGATAATAATGGCTTACGCAAAAGGTAAATACTCACAATCAATATCAGATAGATCAGGACAAGCTTTTCCTTATAGAGAGATGGTAAAAGAATGGAATGGTTCATGGGTACACACATCTGAGTTTGAAGCAAAACATCCTCAGCTCAATCCAAAACCACACATGGCAGATCCACAAGCATTATGGAATGCTCGACCACAAAGGTCTGCACCAGTAACAGTTTATCTAGATCCTCAATATTGGGATGGTCAATTTACATCAGATGGAATGCAACCTTCTGAAAGTCCTTTAGAAGAAAATAAAAAAAGACAAGCTAATACAGAACTTGGAACAATAACAGTGGTGATATCATAATGGCAATAACTTATTCAGATTTTTTAACACAGGTAAGGAATTATACAGAAGTAGATGACAATGTATTATCTGATCCATTAATTGGACAATTTATAAGAAACACAGAATTAGGTATTGCGGGTGCTGTCGATTACGATGAAACAAGAAAATATTCTACTTCGTCATTTACAGCAAATAAAAGATATTTAATTATGCCTGAAGATTTTTTAGTAATTAGATCACTGCAGGTATTTAGTACAATAGATCAAAGTGGTACTAGAGAGTTTATGGAAAAACGAGATACAAGTTTTATCTCGGAATACAATAGTTCAGGAGCAACAGGCAAACCTAAATATTATGCTAATTGGGATGATAAAAATGTTGTTGTAGCTCCAACTCCAGATATAGCCTATGCAGTTCAATTAAATTATATTATTGATCCTCCTAAATTTACCTCTTCAAACCCTACTTATTTATCTAAATACCAAGAATCTTTACTGCTTCATGGTGTTTTGGCAGAAACGTTTTCTTATCTTAAAGGACCAATGGATATGTACAAACTTTATAAAGATAAGTATAATGAAGAAATACAAGCGTTTGCTCTTCAACAAATGGGTAGAAGAAGACGTGCAGAATTTGATGATGGTGTACCACGAGTTAAAGTGCCTTCACCATCACCGTAATATTAAAGGAGAAAAATTATGGCAATAACACAAGCAGTATGTAATTCATTTAAAAAAGAACTTTTAGATGGAGTGCATGATTTAGCGTCAGGTGGAGACGCATTTAATTTAGCGTTATATACTTCACAAGCAACTATTAACGCAGCAACTACATCTTACACAACAGGAAATGAAGTTTCTAATTCTGGTCAATACACAGCTAAAGGTTCACAACTTCAGTCTCAACAAACATCAGTTGCATCAGGAGTAGCAATTGTAGATTTTGCAGACCTATCATTTACAGGTGTAACATTAACAGCGAGAGGTGCTTTAATTTATAACAGTACAGACGGTAAAAAAGCAGTTTGTGCATTAGATTTTGGTGGTGACAAAACAGCAACTGCAGGAACATTTACAATTCAGTTTCCTGCATTTACAACTTCAGCTGCAATACTTAGAATTAGTTAAGGAGTTTAGATGGCACTTGTCATTAATGACAGAGTAAAAGAAACTAGTGCAACTACTGGTACAGGAACTTTAAACCTTGCTGGAGCGGTACAAGATTTTGAAGGATTCGTTGCGGGTATTGGTAATAGTAATACAACTTACTATGCAATTGTAAATACAGGCACAGGTGAATTCGAAGTTGGTCTTGGAACTGTCACAGACGCAACTCCAGATACTTTATCAAGAGACACAATTATATCATCATCAAATAGTGATGCTGCAGTAAATTTTTCAGCAGGTACTAAAGATGTGTTTTGTACATTACCTGCTTCAAAAGCAGTTGTTGAAGATGCAAATAATGATGTAACTTTACCTGCAGATCTAACTGTAGGAGCTAACATAGATGTATCTTCAGGAACCATAAAACTTGATGGTAATTATCCAACAGGAACTAATAACGTTGCTATGGGAGATACTGCATTAGATTCTATTGGAACAGGAGGTGCAGGCCATAATGTTGCAATAGGTCATGCAGCTTTAACTGCTGATGATACAGGTACAGGTAACGTAGGAATAGGTGCTTTTGCTTTAACATCAACGGTTACAGGTAATTATAGTACGGCTATTGGACAAGAAGCTTTGAAAGTAAATACTGCATCTTGGAACAATGCAATTGGTTTTCAATCAATGCTAACAAGTGTAGGGGGCGAGAAAAACATAGCTATGGGTTTCTGGTCTTTAAAAAATTTAGGTAGTAATGATAAAAACGTTGCCATAGGTCATGAAGCAGGAACAAATTTAACGGGTGGTGATAATAACATAATAATTGGACACAATGCTCAAGCAGCATCTGCAACAACTTCCAATCAAATTACTTTAGGTGATGCTAATATCACTTCTTTAAGAATTCCAGGTCTACAGTCTGGTGCATCTAATGGTGATGTACTAACATATAATGGTACAAAAATAATATTATCAACCCCTTCAACTGGTGCAACAGAAGCATTTGCAATTAAAATGGCAGTAGGATTATAGGAGAAATATGGCTCAAGATTTTGAAAGATATATACATAGAAATGTAGGAACATCTGCAGCAACGGTGCATACTAGTAACTCAGATGATGCAATTATTTCTATTCGTTGTGCAAACACAACTACATCTACAATTAATGTGGATGTATTTATTAATGACGGATCAAATGATTATTACATAATTAAAAACTGTCCAATAGTTAGTGGTGGATCTTTAGAACTGATTGATGGAGGATCAAGAATAGTAATGAAATCAAGTGATGTTCTAAAAGTGCAGTCCGACACTGCTTCCAGTTTAGACGTTTGGGCTTCATTTATAGATGCAATAAGCACGTAGGAGGAATCATGGCTTATTTAGGAAACGCTCCGAAACAAAATTTAAATACCATGAACTCTCAACAGTTCAGTGGTGATGGATCCACGGTCAATTTTACATTAAGTCAAAGTGTTGCTAACACTGCAGAAGCAGAAGTATATGTTGGAAACGTTAGACAAGATCCGTTTTCAGCTTACTCAATATCAGGTGGTACAACTTTAGCATTTACAGAAGCACCCCCTTCAGGCACAGCAAACATCTATGTAGTGTTCCAAGGTAAATCTACGGGTAGCATTAACCCTGGTCAAAACAGTATTCAAGCAGGAATGATTTCTGCAATCAACGGTGGATATAAAAACCTAGCAACAGTTTCAGAAACAATAACAGTTGCTGCAACGGACAACATGATGTTATGTGGTCCAGTATCTTTTACAGCAACAGTCACAGTACAAGGAACATTAACGGTAGTATAATATGGCAACATTATTTGTAGATAAAATAGACCCACAATCAGGAACTAGTTTAGAGATAGGTAGTTCTGGGGATACTTTAGATTTATCTAACCCTTCAACTGTTACACTAAATTCTGTCATGAAAAACACTCCTGCTTTTTTTGCAAAATTAAATGGTGACCAATTTCCTTCAAATCAAACAGCTACAACATTATCTGCATCTGGTGAAAATTTTGATGTTGGTGGTTGCTATAACAATACTGGAAGTACAGTAACTTTAAATGGAATTTCAGTACCAGCATATTCTTTTGCACCTAATGTTGCAGGTAAATATTATATTTCTGCAAAAGTAAATGTAAATGCTACTGGTTCAGATAATGTAAGTAGAGCTTATGTTGCGCTTTATAAAAACACTGACGCAATTGGCATTGGAGATTTCAATTCATCAAATCAAGCTGATATTATGACACGTAGTGTAGATCTAATAGTAGAACTAAACGGCACTTCTGATTATGTTACAGCCAAAGGTTATGGAACTATATCTTCTGGTACTTTAAGATTTAAAGGAGATACAACAGAAGCAAGAACATATTTTCAAGGATATAAATTAATAGAATAATATTATGGGAACAATTAAAACAACAAACATAGAACCAATAGCTGACAACGGCACAGTAACCCTGGGTAGTTCTGGAGATACATTTACTTTAGGTTCGGGTGTTAAACAAAGTAATTTAATGAATCCAGCTTTTCACGCAACCTTATCTTCTAATCAAAGTTTAACAAATAACACTGGAACGATAGCTATTTTTAATGCAGAAACTTTTGATACAGATAATGCTTATGATACTTCTACAGGAAAATTTCAACCACAAGTATCAGGAAAATATTTTATTTATGCAAGTACTTATCTAGAAATGGGTGCTAGTTCTAACTTAAATAGAGTTCTCGGTTACATACAAAAAAATGGGACTAACGTTCTTTTTAATTATAATGATGCAAGAGCAAATCCAACTAGAGCATTTTCATTAAATCCAAGTGGGGTTATTGAACTTAATGGTAGTTCAGATTATGTGCAATTATATGTTCAAGTAATTGCTCAAACAACAGCTAGTGGTTTATATATAGGTGGGGGTACAGGTGGAGATGCCTCATTTTCATACTTCGGCGCATACAGGATAGGATCATAATCATGGCATCAATTATAAAAGCAAATCAACTACAGGACTTTGGCGGTAACAGCATTATCACATCTGATGGTGCGGGTAATCTTACTACGCAGAAGATTAACTATCCAGCTTTTGAAGCGTATTTATCAGCAGACCAAACTGTTTCTGATGCTATTTGGACTAAAATGCAAATTAATACTGAAGTATTAGATACAGATAATTGTTATGATAATTCAACTAATTACAGATTTACTCCAACAGTTGCTGGTCAATATGTTGTATATGGTGGTGCTAAACTACAATCTAGTTCTGGTGGTTCTTTAGCATCTGTTTCAATTGCAATATATAAAAATGGTTCAGAATATAGATTATCAACACTAGACCCAACTGATAATCAAGGAAATGCTCTTACACCAACTGTTACAGCAACAATTCTTATGAATGGCACAACAGATTATTTAGAATTATTTGGTTTTAATAATGTCACAGCTGGAACACCAAGATTTGATGCTGCTGTTAAAAGTGTTTACTTCGGTGCATACAGGATAGGAAGTTAATTATGGCATTAAGTAGAATAGATACAACAAACATGATCGAGGATGTACCTCAATCGAAACTTGATAACAATATCAACTTCAGAAACATCATCATCAATGGTTCAATGGATTTAGCACAAAGAGGAACTTCAACAGCTAGTGTATCTTCTGGTGCAACATTTCCTGCATTAGATAGATTTAAGTTTTATGTTTCTAGTGGTGGAACTTGGACAGTTTCACAAGACACAGATGTACCTAGTGGTCAAGGATTTGCTAAGTCTTTAAAAATGGATAATACTACTGCAAATGGAAGTTTATCTTCTGGTAGTTTAGCTCAAATTCAACAAGGAATAGAAGGTCAAAACTTACAATATTTAAAAAAAGGTACATCAAATGCAGAAAGTGTAACTTTATCTTTTTGGGTTAAATCAAATAAAACAGGAACTTATATTTGTGAAATAAGAGATGTTGATAATTCACGAAGTATTTCTAAGTCATACACAATTAGTTCAGCATCAACTTGGGAAAAGAAAACAATAACTTTTGACGGAGATACTACTGGAACTTTAAATAATGATAATGATAAAAGTTTAGAATTAGTATGGTGGCTTTTAGCTGGAACTGATTTTACATCTGGAACTTTACAAACTTCTTGGGGTTCACAGACAAATGCAAACAGAGCCGTAGGAAATGTCAA